ACGCTTGCCTCAATCCAATCTTTGTCTTCCAGAGCTTGTTTAAGATCGGAAAGTCGAATGATATTCCGTTGTGGGCTGCGATCAACGTAGCGTCCTTTAAGTAGTCCCAAAGGCCTGTTTGAGCTTTCCATACACGTACCTCTCCTGTGTCAATGTCCTGCGTAACAGCGAGATGAATGACGTCATGCGCCATGTTTGTCTCAATGTCAATAGCAATACGTTTCATTTTTCTTTTCCGATTATGCTTGGCTGTGTAACTATACTTGCTCTTACTGCTTGAATGTTCAACATTTTTAAAGTGACTTCACACAGCTTTTCATAAAAATGAGGCTGATAATGTTTCAAATTCGTTCCTTTTTCAATAACGATTATCATACATTTGTCAATAGCAATTTGAAGTTGTTGACTATTCATTTTAAATTCCAGAATAAGCCAACCTGTGCCACAGCATAGCCAAGCCAGATAGCCATATTTGAGTACTCACCTTTGAGTCCTTGTAGCGTTCCGACTATAGCATAGCCGATGCCTGTACTCCCCACGATAATCATCTCAATCATCTAATTTCACCTCTTGCTCTCATTTCTGATTTAGTTTCCTCTTCTAAGTAGTCATCTAGCACTTTGTCAGCCAAGATCTTAGCAAAAGCCTCCAATGCAGCTAATGATCCACGAGCTTCTCCACCGTGCCAACCAGCTTGTATAGCCATTTCAAAGATCTCTTCTTGTGTCATGCCAACTCTATTTGTCATCCGCCTACTCCTAGAAGCTCAACCATACGTCCGGTGTCCATGTCGTACTTGAGTGAACAAGCTGGCCCTGTCAGTCCGTTATAGCGGTTCTTAGCCACTGCTACCTTGGTCGTGTGACGTTCATCAGCGTCTTGACTCATGGAGTTTCGCTCCAGAGTGATAACAGCGTCAGACAACTGAGCAATAGCACCAGAGCCACGTAGCTGAGATAAGGATACCGCTGAACCATCTTCATGTCCTTTGTCCGTGTTAGGTCGTTTAAGGTGTGATACGCAGATCAAGGTAATACCTGTCTCTTGTACCAATGTACGTAGGCGAGTCATCAAGACATCAATAGACTTGCGCTCATCATTCCCATCCATACCAGAGACAACGAGAGAGATATGATCAAGAAACACCACACGACAGTCGCAAGCACGTGCCATGTATCTAATACGATTGAGTACATTATCAATGGCGAGAGAGCCAAAGTGATCAAAGAGAAAAACACGATTAGTTCCGAGAGTAGCATCGAAAGCCTCCTTCAATTCTTGTTCAGTTACTTGAGTGTCTGGGAGATGCAGTTTCTTATTTGCGTGCAAGGACATAATTGATCGGGCAGTCTTTCGCACTGACTCTTCGAGGAACATCCCTCCAATATTCCATCCAGTTGTCTGTAGTATTGTAAATAAGATTTCTCGTAAGAATTGGCTCTTGCCGAGACCCGATCCAGCTGTAACTGTAATGAGTTCAGCCGATCTGAGGCCGTAGAGTAGCTCGTTGAGTCCCTTGAAGGGGTAGAAGGCTTCTGCAACTGGTTCAGGTGAAGATACGCTGTCCCAAAGTGTTGAGGCTTGGATGATCCCATCGGGTACATAACTCTCAGCTCTCCACCACTGGTTAACGTATTCAGCTCCTCGTCCGTTAGAGAGGTAATCACAGGCATCTTTGCACTCCTTTAAATGTTTAACAATCTTAACCTTATTCCCGAACAACTCAGCAACTTCCTTAGCTGCCTTCTGTCCCACTTCATCAGCGTCAAAACAGATCACGATAGTCTCGAAGCTATCTAGGTACTCATACTGAGCCTTGCAGTCTTTAACAGCCGCTGAAGCACCATTACGGATGCTAACAGTAGGCCACTTTGATCCAGTAAGTTGATAGCTTGCAAGGGCATCCAGCTCCCCCTCAACAATTGTTATATATTTTCCAGCTTTCTGAAAAAGATTTTGACCAAACAACGTAGCCTTATTAAAGTTCCCTTCAATAGAAAAGCCTTTAGTAGCAACTGTGCGTACTTTTTGAGCAACACGTTGACCGTCTTGATCGTAATACGGGTAATACTGTTTACCATCTTGTTGAGTAACACCAAAAGCTTCGCAAGTTTCACGAGTCAATCCTCGGTCAACAATAGCTTTAATCTCGCCTGTTTGTTTCATTTGAAATACTTTACTTTTCGTAGGAGATTGTTGATAAGTACCTACATTTTCGTCATTAGCTGCATGAACATATGTGCCACAGCTTTGACAATAGGTGTGCCCGTCTGAATAGAGACAGTTCGCATCGCTTGACCCACAAGCTTCGCAGCTTAGGTGTTTTACGAAGTTTGATTGTGTTTGCATAGGTATTCTTTCGCTCTGTCAAGCAAATTCAAAGACTCTTTAAAATGTCCAAGACCTACGTTACAGTGAGAACACAAGAGGGCACGAATCTTACCTGTTTCATGGTTGTGGTCTACGTGCAACGCTTTGGTAGAAGTTGTCAAACAAATAGCACAATGGCCTTGTTGATCCTCAAACATCTTGTCGTAATCCTCAGGACTAATGTTGTATTTCTTTTTAAGGTCGTTCTTTCGCTGCTGTGCTTTCAGTTTTTCAGGATCACGTTGTTGACGTTCTTTACGGGCAACCTTTAAAGCCTCTTTATTAGCTTCTCGATATGCTTTAGAACGCTCAATCTCAGACTCCTTATTGGCCTGATACCACTCAGCTTTCTTTTCTTTGAGATTCATTGTTCAACCTTTAACAAAAGTCAATAGACATATCATAGACAGGTAGCTTCACCAGCTTCTTACCGTCAGTTGTCTTGACTGTAGCTGACTTCAATCGCAGCCTGTCCTCACGTTTCTTAGCGTTACGCTTGTCTCTAGCCTCTTGTGATCGAGCTTGGTAGCTCAGAGGCGCAACGTATTGATAAGGCCAGCATCCTTCGATGTGTACGGACTTCACGTCCTTTACGCTTTTAATCATAGTTACTATCATCCTCATCGAAGTCCCGAGTATTCCCACAAATATCGCAATGTAGCCATCTACCGTGCTCTGTAGGAGACATCTCTGTTCCGCAAATGGTACAGATTACCTCACCATCTTCATTAACATCATCACCGTAATCAGAGTTACACGTGTATTCATCCATTGTCTTGCTCCTTACTTTAGAACCGAAGATACGATCCCAATTCTCATTGATCTTGCTTACGTCTTCCTGACGCCTGCTTGAACCTTTACCACCATCGCCATGTGTGCTCATGTGTTCTTCTCCTTGAGTTTGGCTTCAATGGCATGATGAAACGCAACATGATGTGGCACTGCGCCATACACTTGCTCTTGGATTTTATCACGCTCTTGTGGTGTCAGCCCTACCCACGGCTTCTGTGCTGGTTGCCGTCCCTCTGGGACATATGGTGTGGTGTAGAGAGAATTAACTGTGTAAGCATCTTCACCAAATCCTTTGTTTAAGCCTTTGCAATAAGAAGCAGCAGCACCAATGTTTGCAAATGGTTGTTTTTCATACGGTCCTGTTACTAAATACGCCACAGGCTCACCCTGCTCTTGCTTTGGTTGTGGGTGGAACTGCGAATAAAACATCTCCATCACGGCATTTGGTCTGCGGTAGAAAGCCACAACCGATGCGCCATCAGACGTCACATCAACGCCAATCTCAACTGGCGGCAAAGGTTGCTCTTGCTTGGCTAGTGCTTCTTTTAGGGCTTTGTAGGCCGTAAATGTTTTGTTAAGCATTGACTGATTTGGTAGCCCCGCATCAATCATGTAGTAGTGGTTTTCTTTTAACGCCTCAAGCGCCAGTGTCATTGCTTCTTTATGCTCGTTCATAGCTTTACGTCCTCCCATTTAGACAAGTCAGAAATGATGTCTGCTAGAACGCTCTCAGAGAGGCCTTTGTACGCTTGATACCCTGCCGTAGCAGCTTTGAGACTTTCAAGCATCTGACAGGCCTCTAAACCCTTCAGAGCGTACTTATGAGCCATGACCTGCTCTGGTTTAGACAAGTCATAAGTTAATGTTGCAGTTCCGTTCATTTTAATGCTACCTTTATCAAAGTTAAGACAATTACAAATACACTTAGAAACATTCTCGTTTCTCCTTCAAGCGAATCATGTCCTTCAAGACAGGCTCCCAACCGTAGGTGTCGATTAAATCAACGACATCAGTCAAAGTGTGATGGTAATGTGCTTCTTGTTGCATGATTAGAGTCAGTTCCCTAATTGTTTTTTCATTTTCAGACATAAAATCTTTCATGTTATCCCCTCTTTACTTTTAAGACTACTTAGAGTGACTTTCTTAAGTAGTATATAAATAGTGTATTTCATAGAAGTAAATGTCATAGTTACTCCCAAGAATCTATAGAGTCTTCTTTTAAGCTAATTAGAGCATCGAAGTCTTCTAGGGAAACCTCTGTGTCCGTATCGTCATCAGGATCGGTGTCGAAGTCTTGTTCAGTCATCAATTCTCTACGGTCAATCGTAGGGATGATTGTCTTTACATCCTCAAAGCAAACTTTACATAAGTCCAAGAACTTAAATGTAATTGCATGTTTACGTGTGGCTTCGAAATCCGTTAAAAGTCTGTCGCAGTTTACGCAGTGCATTTATAGCCTCTTTCTATGATTACCCTCATGCGGGTATTGGTTGGTTGATTTAATGCCTTTGTAGCCCCTATAAAGGGCTTTCAGGCACATTCTTGAGTTGTTCCTCTGCCCACTTACGTTGTTGTTCAGGTGTCCAAGGTATCGGAGGACATTGTGCCGGAAACGGCCAGTTAGTTTGTTGTTTATTTACCACAGATCATGCTCCAAGATTAGGTCAACTGCAAATAGGATTATTACTATTGTCATTTAGACGCCTCCATGTGCCACTTAACAGCATCATTCCAAAGCAGTAAAGCATCTAAAATACTGGTGTAGTCTCTTGAATATTCGATATCTTCACCTGCGAGATACCTCTTTACAAAAGTAGCTACAAGTATAGGTTTGACAATAGCTACATTGGTGCTATACGCCTTCACAAAGGCTTTTTGTTCTTCATCTGTCATTTTACACCCCTTCGTGTAGTTTGTACTGTACGTCACCTTCAACGCCTAAGTCATAGGTTAAATTGTCCAAAGCATCAAGGAAATTATCGTATTCCCGCCAATAATCTAAATCGTCAGGATCAGCCAACGTAGCTATCATAGGTGAATACTTTTTAACTACTAATGATGCCTGTTTCAATAGGAATATCAATTCATCACGGGTTGCCACTAGTTCATCAGCTAAAGGGTTACCCTCAGCGTATAAGCGCCGTTCTAGGCACGTAAAATCAGCGTTGTTCATCATAGGATCACCCCCTTTTGTAGTGTACTGGACGCTCATATAAGCCCTTTTCGTCACGGTATACCGACACATAGTGGCCATACCTTGTGCCATCATCAAACGTGATCCCTTTTGTTTCACCATAGGCAATAGGATCCCCGTGCCACATGTGCAAAATACCCTCTGATTCTAGCGCTTCAGATAGCGTATTAAACCGATTGCTTTTAACTTGCATTTCAGCCTCCAATATGGATAATTTGAAAATGGTCACGCATGAAAACCTGAGCATCCGTTTCGTCACGTGCTACTAAGCCCCCTAAAATGGCATTGTATACGTCACGCTTCGAATGATAGTACTCTGCATGCTCATCACCGGCTCTGAAATTATTCCACTGGTTCTGACGATAATTGGACTCAATATCACGCTTGAGTGAGTGCTCAGAGTAATGAGCTTTGAACCCTTGCAGATTGTAATGGGCAATAAACCCTGAGCAAAGATAGAGATATTTATAACCCGTGCTGTTAAGCTTTTCGATATCTTGGCATGCTTTGAGCACGTTTGAGACAATCAAGGCCTTTTGACGTGGTGTCAGTGGTGGAATTGACATAGTGAGCTGATCCTTTGCAAGTGATGGGCAAAATTGCACCTCATAGGAGCCATTAAAAGCCCCTACAAGCTGGAATTTTAGCAGTTTAATACCGTGCTAAGTACTCAGCATCAATCGAGCCATAATTGCCCGTGGCTTTGAGCTTAGCAAGCAAGTCGAAATACTCGTAAGACGGTATATTGAAAATCTCAATACGCTTTGAGACTAGGTTGTGAGCTTGTATGCGGTACATTATGCAAGCTCCTTGTGCTTATCAGCCACGAGCACAAGGTTAGCCCCAAGCACTCGAGTTACCCGCTCGTCAGCCCATTTAACCCGCACGAGCACAAGCCCGTCACTTGTGACAACCTCGAGCACCTCACCCTTGTCTCGACCTAGGTGATGCGCTTGAGTGCTTTTAAGCCACTTGGATGAGAATGCGACATTGTCGCCTACTTTTGGTAATTTCATTTGTAACCCCTATTTTATGCTGCTTTGAGAATGCGGATAACCTTTGCCATTTTTACACCGTGAGCGGCATAGGCAATAAGTGGCACTGACTTGTCCCAACAAGCACGGCAACCAGAGCACTTACCAGCATTCTCATAAGCACGGCAGAGCTTCATTGAATCGGTTACATCGTCGCTAGTTGGCACAATGACGGATCCATGTAACCCGTCGATATATTGACCCGTGACTGAGTCACTTGAGAATCGGACCATTACATTGTCGAGTGACTGCATTGTGGTAAGCACTGTGCGAAACTTAGGAAACTTGTGCATGCGAGTAGGCAACCAGTGCTGACACCATGGAGTGCGCTGCATTACCTCGAGGATTTTCTCTGCAAGGGCAACACTGTAAACGTCACCAGAATCGAACCATCGGAAATAGCGAGAGTCTTGCAGAGCTTGCACCATATCGTCAGCCCATTCTAGTCGTTGCCAATCTTGCTTATTGTGAGCACGTGGTGCTTTTACATTAGGATAATTGTAGTTACCGGTAGTGGCATAACAGCCACGGCATGCGTCGACTAGTTGCCCATTGTCGATTGAACCGGGACAAGTCTCGAGTGCTTGCAGAGACCAAGATTTGATACCGTCGAGCTTTGACGTGACGCTGATTTTAACTTGTGATGACATTGTGAGTGCTCCGATACTTGGTGAGTTAAGTTAAGTTAAGTGAGTGACTTAGGCAGTCATCCACACCACAATTATAGCGATAAACCCAAGCACGTAAATGATTGAGTCGATAAGTTGATTGTTTTGCATGGGTATTGTCCTGAGTGAGTTTAGAATGCAAGACACTTAGCAAGCACCATGCCAGCTATCATTTGATACTATAAGTATTACACTTGAGTACTCTAGTATTACATTTACTGACGTAATTCCGACACTTTCCTTGCAGTTAACTTACAATATGTGTCGACTTATTGACACTGTGACGGAATCTCGACACTTATCTTGCTTGTAGCTTACACCATGCTGAGTGTCTTAGGTGTGTCTTATTAGGTCCTACACTGCTCTACACTGCTTACTTTTTAAGCATATTGCCTATTATTTAAGCACTTTGCTTACTTTTTAAGCACATGTAAGTACTTTGATGTGTAACTTGATAGGGGGGAGGGTGCAGGGCTAGTGAGATTACTTTGACGGAGCCTCCTAAGTACACAAAAAAGAATAAAATAGAAGTAATTAATTAGGGACAGGTTAGATCTTAAAAGCCTAAGGAAATCATGGACATAGAAGCCTTAGAGAACTGTTGTGTAAATACAACACTAATGTTGGACACAAGGCCTGTCATAGAGTCACTTGAGGCCTAGGAAGTGGTCACAAGAGGCCTATGAAGGTACATAGACAAAAAAGATACAAATAAGTGTAAATAAAGCTTGACTTTTAAGAAAAGACCTATATAATTCTCTTATAAGTTATACTGGATAACTTTGAAGTTTCGATCAAGTTGACTAAGGTGCTCACTTGGTGTATTGAACAAGTAAGTGGTATTCATAATCACTACTTACTAATTATAACTTACTTTATTACTACTTTTAACAAGTTACATAAAAGTTAACATAAAGCTCTTTATAGTGTCTTTGTGTATCGTCTTACTGTCTATGTCCTTACGCTGAAAGGGTAAACATGACAACAGAAATAGAACCAATTAAACGTAAAGCAGGTCGTCCCAAGAAGGGAGACATTGTCGCCAAGAAGCCTAAGAACAGAGGGGTTGTTGGTCGTCCTGCTGGTGATAAAGCCATCATGGATGAGTTCAAGGCACGGATGCTTAACTCACCTAAGAGTGCTAGGGTGCTAGAGGCTATCTTCGATGCTGCCTTAGATCCTGAACACAAGGCCCAGAGTGCAGCGTGGAAGCTGATTATCGATCGTATTGTCCCGGTATCGTCTTTTGAACAAGTTAAACAAAGCGGTGGTGCTCCTGCTATTAGCATTAACATTACAGGGCTTACTCAAGCTAGTACTGTTATTGAGCAAGATGATATCGAAGTTGACATCTCGGACGTAGAAGCTAAATGACAGCATTGAACTTTGAACTCCTTAAATGGCAGCAGGAAGTCTTTAAGGACAAGCATCGCTTCAAGGTCGTAGCTGCTGGACGCCGTTGTGGTAAGTCTAGGTTGTCAGCTGTAACCTTGTTGATTGAGGCTCTGAACTGTCCTGAAGGCTCAGCTGTGATGTACATAGCTCCTACGCTCGGACAAGCTAGAACGATTATGTGGGACTTGTTGAATGACTTAGGTCGTCCAGTTATCAAGTCAGCTCACATTAACAACTTAGAGATTACCTTAGTCAATGGACGGAAGATACTTGTTCGAGGTGCTGATAATCCTGACTCTCTACGTGGTGTTTCACTCACCTATGTCGTATTAGACGAGTGTGCCTTTATTAAGGAAGATGTCTGGCAGAAGATCATCCGAGCTTCCCTATCCGATAAGAAGGGTAGAGCTATGTTCATTTCCACTCCTAGTGGACGTAACTGGTTCTACGATGTCTTCCAGCTAGGACAAGAGGAAGATGATGAGTGGTGTTCATGGCACTACACGACCAAGGACAATGAGACTATTGATCCTAAGGAAATTGAAGCTGCTGAGAAGACTCTAAGCTCCTTTGCCTTTAAGCAGGAATACTTGTCATCCTTCGATTCAGCTGGCTCTGACCTCTTCAAAGAGGAATGGTTGAAATACAAGGATGAGCCTCAGTACGGAGAGTACGTCATTGCCATCGACTTAGCTGGCTTTGAGGACGTAGCTAAGAATGCTGGTGCATCGAAGAAGAGACTAGACGAAAGTGCTATCTCAATCGTTAAGGTACTAGACAATGGTGATTGGTGGGTTAAAGACATCATTCACGGTCGATGGGATATCAGGGAGACTGCCTCCAAGATCCTCCTAGCCGTGAGAGAGCATAAGCCTATCGCTGTGGGTATCGAGCGAGGAGCCTTGAAGAATGCAGTGATGCACTACCTTGAGGACTTGATGCGTAAGAACAACGTGTACTGTCATATCACAGACTTGACACACGGGAACAGGAAGAAGACAGATCGTGTTGTCTGGTCGTTACAAGGACGTTTCGAGCACGGTCGTATCTCCTTGAATAAAGATAAGAAGTGGAAAGAGTTTGAAGATCAGTACATGATGTTCCCTACTACAGGCGTACATGATGACCTGATTGACTCTCTTTCATATGTGGATCAACTAGCCGTAACTAGCTACAACGCTGATTACGAGGATGATGATTACGAAGTTATGGATGTTATAGCTGGCTACTAAGCCGATAAGGAACTAAATGAAAGACATGAACGCACCTGAGTGGGACGAACCTACAGAAGCCGATAAGGAGCTAGTAGCCTTTGTCGTTGACCACACTGATCGCTGGCGTGATTACCGTGATGCTAACTTCATGGATGATTGGCAAGAGTACGAGCGTATCTTCCGTGGTCAATGGGCTGCTGAGGATAAGACTCGTGACTCAGAGCGCTCACGTATCATCTCCCCTGCCACACAGCAGGCCGTAGAGACTCGTCACGCTGAGATCATGGAAGCTATCTTCGGTCAAGGCGAATACTTTGACATTGACGATGACATCCGAGATGTTAATGGTAACCCTATTGATGTCGAGATGGTTAAAGGTCAACTATACGAAGACTTCAACAAGGACAAGGTTCGTAAGGCTATCGACCAGATCGAGCTGATGGCTGAAATCTACGGTACAGGTATCGGTGAGTTGATCGTCAAGCAAGAGAAAGAGTACGTACC